GTCATGACGCCGAGCCGGCACCAGATCTCGTGGGCCTTGGCCATCTTGAGATCGTCGGCCTGGGGCTTGGGCGCACCACGCCAGATGGCGCGGGAGGCTGCCGAGCGGTTGGCAAGGAAGCCCTCGAGCCCACCCGGGAACGGGATGCCGCCGCGGACGATCTCCTCTTCGAGCCAGGCCTCGTAGACGGCATTGCAGAAAGGCGCGACAAGATGGGCGCGGCGATAGAGCGTGATCTGGAAGATCTCGCCCGTGGCCATGCGCACGCTCGAATAGGTCGCGTTGGTGTAGTCCGCCGTGGCGCTCTCATAGGTGAGGCCCATGCAGCGGGCCAGTTCGCGCAGGAGGTGGGCGGCGAAGTCCCGGTAATCGGAATGCGGGTGCTGGGCGCGGTGAAGTTCCAGCTTCTGGCCCGGAAACAGATGCGCAATCCGGCCATTGATGCCGAGGTTGATGGTGGCGTTGTCGTACCAGCCCGATTGCGCCTGCACATAGGCGTCCCACGGCGAGATCCCGCTTGCAGACAACCTTGCCTGTTCCTGCGGCGTCAGTAGACCGGAAAGCACTTCTTCAGTCGGCTCGTCCGAGGTGATGGAGGCCGCAAACACCGTCTGCAGGATCGCTGCGGTCAGCGTCGCGTCCGACAGCTGGTCGAACTGCCGCGCCACCTGCAAGGCGGGGGTAAGCGGACTGATGCCCCGGATCTGCCCCGGCATCCCGTCGAAGACATGAATGACCCGGGTGCGGCCCAACTCATCGCGGGCGCTGACATCATATTCCACCGTACCAAGGGATGGATCCTTTCGGGTGGCAAGGTAACCGACGGGCATGCCGTCAGAGTCCATGCGCACGCCCTGAACGATATTGCGTAAGGTGTCACTGCGGCGCGGAATGCGGTGCGGCGGAACGAGCCGCACCTTGGTGCCATAACGGCCACCCCGCCGCTCGCGCCAAGGCAGTTCTGCCCAGATCTCGCCGGTCGCAAACCAGGAGCGGAAGGCAGCGGCCTGTATCTGGCCGAAGGACCGGCGGCCCTCGATGTCGCATTCGTAAGGCCGATTGGCCCACAGGCTCCAGCGTTGTTCGACGGTCTGGGCCCATGCCTCGGCTTCGGCGTTGCTCATGCCGAACAGGTCGTTTTCCGGCATGGCCTTGAGTCGGAGCCCGGTACCCACCGTATTGGCGACCGCCTGATCGAGCGCACCCGCCATCCACCCGGAATTCTGGATGAGATCAACGGTGCGCGCCGCGGCGAGATCCCAGGATGCGCCGACATCGTCAGCGGCTTCGCGCAGGGCAGGGCGCCACCCGCCGAACACCACGCCGCGATTGCCGCGCATGAAGTCGGCCCGGATGGCGGGCGGCATGACGTTGCGGCCGCGGACCGGTGCAAACCAGTCGCGGACCTGATCAAACATGCCCATGGATCACCTGTTCAAACGGGAGGAAAGCCCGGCAAAGCGGGCGCGCAAGTCAGGAGCAGCGGCCACTGCGAGAGCGGCAACTGCCTCAGATCTTCGTGTAGCAGTTTCGCTTGATTGCGCGTCGGCAAGCGCTGTTTCGCTGCGCTCCCGCAGCATGCCTTCGGGAATGCGCTGGACGTTCAACGAGTATCCGATCGCCATCGCGAGCGCCTCGCAGTCGAGGTAGTGGTTCTGGCGCGACCGCTGCACCCATTGCGGCTTGCCCGTGGCGGTATCGACGACCCGGACCTCGGAGACCAGTTGCTTTGCGTAATCCTCATCGATGTCGTCGGGCACGATGAAGGACCCGGGCTGGTCGAGCGGTGTGCGGATCCGCGACACCAGCAGCGACTTGAAGAAGTCGGTCGAGAGCCAGACGAGATTGATCGAGTAGGACGCCTGCTTGCCCTTCGACGTCACCTCGATCTTCGACACCCGGTAAGGCGGCGACATGGTGGCCCGCCCCTTGGTCGGCGAGACCAGCCAGGGATAGCGGCGCGTGAACTCGTAGACCTTGTGCTCATCGCCGCCATCCGGCTTGTTGGGCCGAAAGCCCGAATCGATGAACACCCGCTCGATCTGCAGTCCTGCGATCGGCGTGAGCATCAGATCGGCAAGGGCGTTCCAGACCTCGTCATCATCGGTGGGGCCGAACAACTGCCCCCGGTCGATGAGCCATGACCGACCGCGCGAGCCGAAACCGCGGATCGTGTAGTAGAGCGACAGCTTCTGCACATCGACGGCCATGCCGAGGCGCAACACGCCGTCCGGCACCTCCTTCATCCGGTAGGGCTGCCGCCTCTGCAATATCTCCTGCCAGTCGAGGGCATCGCGTCCCGAGGCCGGCGTGTAACATTCGCCAAACCCGGCATTGAGCGCTGTCTGCAACTGGTCGGGATCCCCCGACGCAAGGGCCCGGACATAGCGCTCGATCCTTGTGCCCCAGGTGACGAAGGGGCTCGCAAGCCCGCTTGCCCAAAAACTGATCACCGCATTGTCGGGCGGGTGGCCCTGAACCTCTTCATTCTCGACCCATTGGCCGGGCGCCACATAGAGCCCGCGCGCGTTCATCTCTGCCTTGTCGTCATCCTGGTGAAGGCCGCCGCAATGCGGACACTGCAACTGCGCCGCTTTCGCCGCCTCCGCCGGAGTGGCGTTCTCGGGCCAGCGCATCTGCTCGAAGCGCGGCACGAAAAACTTCTCGCAGTGCAGACACGGCCAGCAGAAATGATGGCGCGTGCCGGACTGCCAGAGCTTCCAGATGGCGCTTTCGACCGCCTCCGGATCGCCCGGCTTCCAGAAGGTGAGACCGCTCCGCTCATCAAATTGCATTTCGATCAACCCGCGCGAGGGCGTCGAGGTGATGGCGGTGACAAAGTCGGCATAGGTTTCGCCGCGGGCTTCGACGAGCCCCAGTGGGTCGCCCTGGCCCTTCACGTTCGCCAGCATCTCGTCGTACTCGTCGACGAGGGCCAGCGCCGCTGGGCTCGATTTGAGGCCCGCCGAGGACCCGGCATGCGCCAGGCGCACCGGAACGCCGGCCACGACCTTCAGGGTCTTCTTCATCCGTCGGCCGCGCACGACCTTCGCCGCCAGGGTCTCCGCTTCGTCGAGGAGGCTCATCAGCCGCGGTTCGAACTGGTCAGTCAGAAAATCCCGGATCGGACCGACATAGAGGATCGGTGCCGGGCGCTGATCGAGGCGGGCACCCATGATGTCGAGGAGCCCGTCGGTCTTGCCCATCTGGGCCCCGCAGACCATGACGACGCGCTTGTGATGGCCGGCATGGACGGCGCGCACCACCGGAATGACATAGGGCGTGATCGAGGGATCACGCGGGCCCGGTAGACCCGAGGTCTCCGGATAGACCCTGTTGAGACGCGCCCACTCGTCGGGCGGCAGCCGTGGTGCCGGCCGGAGGATGGCTTCGGCCAGCCTCCAGGCTTTCAGCCTTTTGAGCGGCTCGCTCGGCAAGGCGCGTGAGGACACCATCGATTTCCGTTTCAACTTTCTGGCGCTCGTCGATGATGCGGGTCAGCCGCGCGGGGAGCCCCGCCAGTTCCGAGCGCACGAGCCCTGCAAATTCCGCAATGTCGGTGAGTGCATCCTCGAGCGGGATCAGGTCGCGCGTGCGCTCGGCAATCCGAAGCTCGATCTCTAGCGCCCTTGCATCGCGTACCCGGCTGTCGGCCGCCGACTTGGTCGAGCGGCGCTCATCCTCCTTGAGGTATTTGAGATAGCCCTGGACCGCGCCCACGAGCTGGACGTAACCGCGCTTTTCCGACTTCGGCACATAGCCCTGTTTGACGAGCTGGCGGATCCGTTCTTCCGAGATCATCAACAGCCGTGCCGCCTGACCGATTGGGATAAGACCGGACTGTTCGGACATTTTCCCTCTTACCTTGACGAATGCTCGCAAAGAGCAATGCAATGATGGAGTTGTCTTTGCTGGCTCCACCATCGGGCTGCGGGCAGGCCGCACGCCCCGGAGCGCAATCATGAAACCAGAGACTTCAGTGATCGACGACCTTAGCCGTGATGCGCCGATGGCGACGATTGGCACGAACTGGCAGGTCTTCACCGACCAGGTCATGGGCGGCGTTTCTCATGGGACCATGGTCCGCGAGACTGTCTCTGGACGGCTAGCCATCCGCATGCGGGGAGAGGTCAGCCTCGACAACAATGGCGGTTTCGTACAGATGGCGCTCGATCTCGCCCCAGAAGGCGGGGTCCTCGATGCAAGTGCCTGGCGCGGTATTGAGCTCGATGTGTCCGGCAATGGCGAGGAATATGGCGCTCATCTGCGAACAGCGAACCTGACGCGTCCTTGGCAATCCTATCGCCAGAGCTTCACGTCGGCCTCAAAGTGGCAAACGATCCAGCTTCCCTTTGACCGCTTCGCGCCATACCGAACGGACATTCCGCTGGACGCTCGGCAATTGCGCAGGATCGGCGTCGTTGCCATCGGACGGGCCTTCTCGGCCGACCTCTCGCTCAGCGCGCTTCGTTACTACAGCTGAGCAGGCCAGAGCCTCGGGGAGAAGTGAATGCTCCCGCCGGGCAGTACCGTGAAACAGAGCTACCGTCCCTTTGTCTCGGCTGCGAGCACCTGCCTGACGGTCGCCTGCGAGATCCCAAACTGCCGCGCGATCGCCGACGGCTTAACGCCGGCCACGAAAGCGGAGCGAACGGCATTCGCTCTCGCCGCGGTCAATACACCGCCGCTCGATGAACTCCCGGATCGCGGAGGCGCGTGTCTCGCCGTCTTTCCGGCGTTAGCGATCTTGTCGACCCCTGTGGCACGCTCCATCGGCTCTGGCGCCTTGGCTGTTCTTGCCTCGAGAGGTAACCGGCCTCGTCGCTTTGCCTCTTCGCTTACCGCGGCAGCAGAGTGTCGATCTCATCGTCCTCGAGCCGCTTGAGGGCGCCCGGCAGATCCTTGGGCAACATGTGACGGGAGGGCGCCGCAACTTCGGGAGGCTTGACCGTCGCCTTCGGCGCAGGGGCATGAACAGGCTGCGACGCCGCTGCCTCAAACAGATCCGGCGTCGTGTCCTGAGATCGGTGGGCTGGCATAGCCTCCACTATGCCGTGGCAGTCTGGCATCGGCAACAGGCGAAAACTTACTTGGGTAGGGGCCGCATCGTCGATGATAGTGTTCAGCGCCAATTCGACAAAGACATCAACCGCGACTGCCTGATGCAGCATCCTTCTCGGACAGATCCGCACCGAGTCGCGCTACCTTTATGTCCTCGAAGGTCCGGTCCTCGCCGTCGAGAACCGCCTTCTTGCCCGTGTAGTCCTGCCAGCGCGTCACGATCACATCGACATATTTCGGGTCGAGCTCCATCAACCGCGCCGCGCGCCCCGTGCGCTCAGCCGCAATCAGTGTCGAGCCGGAACCGCCGAAGAGGTCGAGGACGATGTCGCGGCTCTTGGAGGAATTGGTGATGGCGCGCTCGACGAGTTCCACCGGCTTCATGGTCGGATGCAGATCATTGACTCGCGGCTTGTCGACGAACCAGACATCACCCTGATCGCGTGCGCCGCACCAGAAATGGTCGGTGCCCTGTTTCCAGCCATAGAGGATGGGCTCGTACTGGCGCTGATAATCGGCGCGTCCGAGCGTGAAGTTGTTCTTGGCCCAGATGACGAAGGTCGACCACTTGCCGCCAGCTTCAGTGAAGGCCTTTTGCAGCGTATGGAGTTCCGATGAACTCATGCACACGTAGCAGGCACCCTTGGTCACCATCAGCGTGTTGACCATGGCGTCGTAGAGGAACTGGGCAAAGCCGTCGCCCAGGGCATCGTTCAGAATGCGCCGGTCCTTGCCGCGCATCTTGTGCTTGGCGCTGTTGCCGTAGTCGACATTGTAGGGCGGGTCCTGCCAGCACATGTCGGCCAACTGGCCGCCCATGAGCTTTTCGACATCGGTCACAACCGTCGCATCACCACAGAGCACACGGTGGTCGCCGAGGACCCAGAGATCGCCCGGTCGGCTTGCGGGCTCCAAGGGAAGCTCCGGCGCCTCGTCGGGATCGGTCAGTCCCTCAAGCTGCTCTGCGCCCAGGAGACGGTCGAGGTCCTCCTCGTCAAAGCCGGTCAGTCCGAGATCGAATCCATCGAGTTTCAGGTCGCTGAATTCGAGCCGCAGCAGTTCATCGTCCCACTCGGCATTCTCATGCGAGCGATTATCCATCAGCCGATAGGCGCGCGCCTGGGCGGGCGTCAGGCCCTCGGCCACGTGCACGGGGACCATCTTGAGGCCGAGCGCCTTGGCCGCCTCGAGCCGCGTGTGCCCGACGATCACCACCAGCTTTTCGTCAACCACGATGGGCTGGCGGAACCCGAACTCGGCGATGGACGCCTTCACCGCGTCGATGGCGGCGGTGTTGTGGCGCGGGTTCCGGGCATAGGGCACCAGGCTCTCCACCGGCATATCGGTGACGATCATCGGAACCTCATCGTGGATGGCAGTGGAGGAAATCAAAACAGGTGAAATCAAAACGCCCGGGGCAGGGCGGAAATAAAACGGCAGAAACCCGCTTCGTTGGGGGTCGGCATCAATGATTTCAGTGGGTTAGGCCCCACCAAATCAAAACAAAACGGAAAAACGAAACCAGAAAAAACACGCGAATATCGGGCGGCGGCGGCAGCGCTACTCAGAAGTGCGCTGTGGGGCTCCTAGCCCCGCCCCCCTACGCTGCTTTGCGCTTGCGCGGGCTTGCGCCAATCTGCGCTCCCGCCAGCAGCAGTCCGATGAGACGCTCGGATTCACGCAGCACGCGGGGGTGCTGGTCGGTCCAGGCGGCGTGCGCTTCATCGCGCAGCATTTCGACGGGGACCGCAGGACCCCAGAGTTGCTCGATCGGAAAGCGTGCCTTGCCCTTACGCTTGAAGGCGCCGTTGCCGTAGCGGTTGACGACGAAGGCCGAGCGGAAGGTCTGGGCACGTCCCCAGATCCTGGCACGCACGCCGTAGGAGAACTGCTTGGCACCGAAGACGGACAGTGGCAGATGCCGGCCGGAGCCCGCGGTCGTGGTGGCGAGCGTGGCACGCGTCGCACCCTTGAAACGCATCGCTGCATTCACCGCACCGCGCGGGATTGACGATTGCAGGCTGAGCGCACGGCGCATCGTCGTGAAGGACTTGCGGCCTTCCTTGTTGAGCGCCATCGAGAAGGCACGCCGCGCATCACCCTCACCAAGGCGGTTGCATGCTGCCTCAAAGCGGATGCGCACATCGTCGGCATCGAGAAAGACGACACGCATCTTCGACACCTCCCGGAAAAAGAAAAGGCCCGGAGGGGTTATCTCCGGGCACATTTCTAAGCATCCAATAACGGAAC